TCAAGGGACTTGGTGTCTACGCCTTCCGCTATATCTGGGGCGGGCCGGTAATGGTCGGGTTCATGGCTGACGAGGTCAAGGAGGTAGCGCCTTGGGCGGTTACTGAGGTTGCCGGCTACATGGCGGTAGACTACGGGAGGATCATCTAATGCCGAGCTTTTTTAATCCGGTTCAGGGGCAGGACTTCGAGCAGCGTAGGCGCATGGCGGAAATCATGATGCGGCAAGGTGCGTCAACGCCTTCTAATACTGCTGGCGGGGCATTGTCAAAGATTCTTCTTGCGTACACTGGAGGAAAGGCGCTAAAGAGTGCTGGCGAGGAAGAGAAAGAATTCAAGAAGAGTCAGCAGGAAGCGCTTGTTCAGGCGCTAGCGTCTCAAGACCCGACGTTTCAAGGTCTCTCGCAGCAATTGGCCGGCACTCATCCTGAGCTTGCTACCAGTTTTGCTATGAGAGGGCTTGAGCAGAAGATGAAGGCAGGACAGAGGCGGGAGCCTATCAAGGTTGGCGATCAGCTCGTTGACCCTGATACGTTTGAAGTGCTGTTCCAGGGGCGGGACAAGCCGGGCGAGTTCGAGAAGAAGCTCTCTCTTGCAGGGTTTGACCCAGGGTCTCAAGAGGCACAGCAGTTCGCCAGGAAGCAAATGATGAAGTCGGGCGTAAACGTGAATTTGCCAGGTGCAACTCCGCCGCCGCCGACTCGCGAGCAAGTCTTCCGCGAAGACCAGCTAGAGCGGGCAAAGGGCGCGAGAGCCAGCAACGCTGAGATCATAAAGCTTGGATCTGAGTCGGCCAGGGCAATTCCCAAGCTAGAGCGAGGGCTAGACCTTTTGAACGAGGTGGGGACGGGGACCGGTGAGGCCACGCTGCTTTCGCTGAAGAAGGCAGTGTCTGCGCTGGGATATGATGTAAACATGGACAAAATAGCCTCAGCCGAAGAACTCCAGACAATCATGGGTGACCAAGTGATGGCCCGTGTTGCTCAGACCAAGGGCGCAGTCTCCGAGAAAGAGATGGCGCTATTTACCGAGTACAGCGCGAACTTCGGGAAAACTCCGGAAGGTAACCGAAGAATCTTACGGTTTGCTCTGGCCACCGAGCAGCGCAACGCGGAAAAGGCCGATCTGGTAAGATCGTTGCGTCGCGAAGGCGCCACCTCGCTAGAAATTCAAGACTCTGTTGACCAGTTCATGGCGGAAAACGACCTGAGCACCATGCTTGCGACAGAGCAACCAGTTATGCCCGCTTCCGTGTCACCTCAACAGTCTTCTCCCCCTGGGCTGGGCGCGGCGGCGGGCCCTTCTATCGATGACATACTGAACCAGTACGCGCCGATCCAATAGGTGATCTATGCCAATTAACTCAGAATCGCCGCTCGCACGTATGGAGCGAGGTCTTATGGCGGCTCATGGTGCAGGGGATATCCATGCCGCAACCGCACTGGCTAAAGAGATTAGGCGAATGCGCGCCGAGGAGCCGCAGATCCCAGCGTCGCCTCCGCCAATTACCGGTGGCGGCCCTGGCCAGCCGCCGGGGGTTCGTGTAGACCCAGACGCGGGCTTCCCGGATCAAGCCGGGCAATCTATAGTCCCTCCGATTCCTCCGCCCCCGGACGGCTTTGAGAGCCAACAACCGAGAATTGACACTGGGAATCCGTTTGTTGAATCTGCTCTACAGGGCGCAACCCTTGGATTTTCTGACGAGCTGCAAGCCGGGGCAGCGGCGGGAGTCGACAAGATCAAATCATTATTTGGCGGCCCCGAGGTAGATTTTGGAGATCGCTACGATCAGTTTATGCAGCAGCTTAGCGTTCCCAGGAAGGAGTTCCAGCGGGAAAGGCCGGGCGTTGATATCGGCTTAAACATTGCTGGCGCGCTTCCGACTGGCGGTGCATTGATCGGGGCTGGGGGCGGTATAGCAAGGCTTGCTGGCGCTGGAGCAATGGGCGGGGCTTTGGCTGGAGCGGGAAGCGCTGACCCTGGCGAGCGGGGCAGTGGTGCAGCAGTCGGGGGAGCGCTTGGTGGGGCTACAGCCGGCGTCCTAGGTGCTGGCGGCGCCGCTCTGCGAAAGGGCTTTGACGCTGTGAGTCCCTCTGTGGACGTTGCTAAGCGTCGCGTTGCTGAAGCCATGCAAAAGGGTGGGGTTACTCAAGCGATGGCCAGGGAGCGGCTTGCGCAGTCGCCTGGCAGCGTATTAGCTGATGTGGGCGGGGGAGTCGTGCAAGACCAACTTGAGACTTCCGCCCAGTTTGCTGGTGGAGCGAGGACAGACATTGCTGATTTCCTGGAAGGGCGAGTTGCAGGCGAGTTTGGCCGGCTGAAAACGAAGATATCCAGCCTCCTGGGCGTTAATAAGGGCGCCTTACAGACTGTTGATGATCTCGCTGCAAGCAGGAAGGCTCTGGCTGCTCCGCTATATGATGCAGCCTACAAGGTACCGATAGAAGTCACTGACAGGATGAAAGAGCTTCTGACACGCCCGGCTGTCGTAAGGGCGAGGAAGGCTGCACAGAGAAAGCTTGCGAATGAAGGCATCGAGGCGTCAGACGGAATAATTGATACGCGCTCAATGGATGCTGTGAAAAGAGAGCTGGACGATAGAATCGGCGTGGCAAGGCGTGCTGGCAGGATGGATGATGCGAGAATCCTCACCACCATGAAGAAAGGGATTGTAGCGGAGGTTGACGCCCAAAACCCGATCTACGCCGAGGCAAGACGGGCGTTCTCTGACTCAATGGAGATTGAAGACGCTCTAAATCTCGGCAGGAAGATCCTGACCGTGGAGGGCGAGGTGCCGGCCCGTGCGGTGGCCAATATGAACGATAGCCAGGTAGAGGCGTACCGTGTCGGCGCGATGCAGGCCATTAAAAACCGGATGGGTCAAGTGGAAGACCAGAACGGAATAGCAAGGATGTTCAACAAGCCAAACATGCGTGAAAAGCTCGAGTCTATCTTCCCGGCAGATACGTTCGATGACTTCATCACGCTTACGATGCGAGAGATTGGGTTTGCGAAATTACGCGGAAAGGTTCTATCCGGGTCTCCAACGGCCAGAAGACTGGCGGGGATAGGAGAGGCGTTTGGCGGCGCCCTATCGACCGGAGGGCTCCTAGCGGGCCTTCTCTCTGGCGGAAGGGCCATTGGCAGGGCCGCTTCCGTTCCATCAGAGAGAGCGAACAAGGCGCTTGCTGGCGTGCTCCTTGGCCGGCAAGTTCCTAATGTCTCGAAATTAACTGGGCCTGCCCTTGGTCTTGGTCGAGCTTTGTCGATTTCTGCTGCCGCACAACCCGGCCTCGAACGGTCCAAAGAAAGGTTCCGATGAAAAGGGCGACTCCAGCTAATGCTACGTGGCCTTGGTGCGAAAGCATTACCATCGACACGAACGCCGCGCTGATTGAGTATCTGAGTAAAAATTCCATCTTAGTCTCCTTTAGAAGAAAAAGCGCTGGAGGTCCATAGGCACTAGAGCGATCCACGCCAGCACCAAAAGTGAAGCTGTTCCCCAGATAAGAGGCCACAATCTATAGATAGAGATTAGTGCTGCTGCCGTGATGATTATCAATGCTGTTCCGATGGTCATTTCTATCTCCCTTGTATGTTAAGCAACACTATACCATACCAGCTTAAGATATTCCAACCGCCCTTTCTCATCTAGATAGGCTCTAGGGTGATACTCGGGGCGCCCGTCCGGCCGATGCCAGCTTCTATGCTCAACCCCTCAGTGCGCGGTGTGGAGGGTTTATGGTTGAGAGCTTTTGCTCGCTTTGTGCAAGGGCGCCGCGAGTCGAGCAGAGTGACTGTAGTGCTTGCAGACTGTCTTTCGACAGTCCGATTCAAGCAGGTTTTTCGTTGGGAAAACATTCACTTATTCTTAGTGTCTAGGCGCTTACCATAAGGTTCTCTTCTGGTTGCTGATGTAATGACGCGTAACTATAACGATCGCTTATGGTTGGTCTGCGCTTGTCCTACAAGACCTTATGGTTGCTTCCACGCCCATCAATAGGCTGGTCTATCCCCAATGGGGTATATTTACAAAAGTCAATACCCACGAAGGGATATTTACAATGACGCGGGAGTGTGCTACAGGACTTTGTAAGTAAAGGAGTTCTTACGCCCAAGCCCAGCTAGCAAGCAACCATGTACACCAAGCGGTTGACATTGCTACAATAATCAAGATTAGGCGGCCTAATGGCCGGTAGTGCATGACCGTTTTCATTGATGCGACTCCTAATATGTTGAGAACGCGAGATAAGCCCAGGTGGACAGCCACACGAGCGAGGTAGCTACCAGAAATAATGTTGAGGCAGCGATGATTGAGATTGCAAACTGTTTAAGCATGGCGGGTTTTCTCTGATGCCGATTTATACGTACCGATGCAATTCCTGCGGCTCATGTCAGGAATCAATTAACACTATAGCACGCCGGAATGATGTTCCGCAATGCTTGACATGCGGCGGCCAAACCAATCTAAAGATTGTGCCGCCAAGGATCGCTCCCATTTTGGGAGGCTCGGACTTCCCCGGTTACCAGTGTCCGGTTACTGACCAGTACGTAACGAGCAGGAAGCAGCGGCGGGAGATCATCGCGCAATACAACCTGGTGGAGAAAGGCTGATGGCTGGCACAATCAACGCCCCATTTTTTGTTAAGGAGCTGCACGAGGGCGGACAGAAAGAACACATCTCGCAATACATGAGTTCCGGAGGGGATGGATCGGGTACGGTATCCGCGAACGGTAACTATGCAAGCGCAGCCCTAACTCTCAGCGTTACCCCTCCGGCTGGAGAAATTTACAGAATCACCAACATCATTCTTGGGATTTTAGACACTAGCGGCTTCAACTTGGTCTCGTACGGGAGAATTGCTGGGGGCGTGTCCCCTGGCCCAGTTATACGGAAAGAGAATGACAGCGGCACGCTAGTTGACTACACGAAAACGTATCCGCCAGGTACTAATTATTGGATAGCGTCGATGGTTGGCGCGAAGAACTTCCAGCATGTGGATGTTGGCGGGACGGCGGATGAAGCGATATATGCGAACTTCGATTTTCTGGGGATGACTGGGCAATCGGTCCGCCTCATAGGCGACGACACTGAGCGCTTAGAGGTGTTCCTTAATGCGAACTTTACTGGGCTGCTAAACCACACGTGGTTTGCCATGGGATACAAGGAATAGCTCCGTGCTTGGATCTGTAGACTCAAGGCTTCATAACATCGAGCGGAACCCTGGTGGCTTTAAGGAGATCGTTCGCCAGTACATGTCTACCAATGGTGACGGCACCGGCACGGCTACTTTCAACGGGAATTATACTGGCGCTAGCGAAATCGTATATATCCAGCCGCCAGTGGGGACCGTCTACCGCTTGTCGCAGGTCATAATCTCTATCAGTGACGCTGGCACCGGCGGCTTCGAGCCAGCGGATTACGGTTATGACGCAAACGGCATCGCGCCTGGCTGGACGATGCAGGCCGTAGGCGATGGTGGCCTGATAAAGGATTACACGCTTATAGCGATGACGGTGAATTCTTATTTTGGGTTCACAAACGGCCCATCGGGCTACCTTAACCTTCAGTTTCCATTGGATGCGAACACTGCGCTCATATCCGACTTTGATCTATTTGACAGAGGGCAGTTGCTTAGGCTTGACGGCGACCAAAACGAACGCCTTGTAATAACGCTTAGCGCTGATTACAGGGCATTGCTGTACCAATCATGGTTTGCTATTGGTTATATTGAATAGAGGCTCCTATGTCGGGAACAGTCAACGCTCCAATTTGGACTACATCACCTCCAGTAGGCTCCCAGCGTGCGCATATATCGAGGTTTCTTGACACTGTTGGTGACGGGTCTGGAACAAAGAACGCGATAGGAGATTATTCGGCGGCGGCTGAGATATTCTTTATACAGCCTCCATCTTCGCAAGTATTTAGAATTGCGAGGATATTGGTGACAATCTGCGACACAAACGGTAGCTCGGCGGGCGATTACGGGAACATCACGGGCGGCATAGGTAACGGCGTTCAGGTGAGGCATCAAAATGATGCTGGCACCGTGACCGACTACACTGATGGTGTGCCTGTAACCGATAATGCGTCGTGGACAAGCTTTTGTTACGACGGAGTCCCGCTGGTCTGGGGTAGTGGCAACGATGTATTCGCCGTGAGATGGACGTTTGAGAAGTCCGGTCAATACCTGAGACTAGACGGAGCAGTAAACGACAGGTTGGAGGTCGTTCTAAACGATGACCTTCGGGGCCTGATCTTTCACAGGTTTCTTGTGCAAGGGTATATCGAGTAGAAGGGGGGAAGTATGGCGACTGAAGGTAATGAGGCGCTCAGCCTTACTGACGAGTTAGTGAACGCCTTCGCTGAATATGAAGACGAAAGCGAGGTTGAAGATGCCGCAGGCGGGGAAGAGGGTGGAGAGAATGAGGAAGGGGGGCAAGCCCTGCAACCGGACGACGCGGGAGGCGGAGAAGAAGGCGATCAAGTCGAGGAAGACGAAGCAACGGAGGATCTCGACGGAGATGGAGAAGAGGAGACCGTTGAAGCGCTAGCCGCCCCTGATCACTGGGCCTCTGGCGACAAGGAGATATTTGGGAATGTCCCGCGCGAGGCGCAGGAATTCCTTCTGAAGCGTCACCACGCGATGGAGGCGGACTACACGCGAAAGACGCAAGAAATTGCAGAGATTAGGAGGGTAAGCGAGACGATCGACCGCGAGATGCAGCCACTCAGCCAAGATCTGGCAATGGCTGGCGCGGATAACGTCGCGTTTATTCGCCAACAGGTAGCATGGGCCCAAGCATTCAAGAGCGATCCGAATGCCGCCCTTGCGAGCCTAGCAAGGCTATATGGAATCGAGGGGCCTCAACAGCAAGAGCAGGACGATGTCGACCCTGCGGTTGTCCAGTTGCGCGCCCAGGTCGAGACCATGGAGCAGAGAGAAACCCGAAGATTAGAGGCACAGCAGCAGGCAGAGCAACAGCGCTACGTGTCGATGATCGAGGACTTTGCCGGAGAAAAGGACGATGGCGGCGCGTTGAAGCATCCGCACTTTCAGGATGTTCAGGCGGATATGGGCAAGCTTATTAATGCTGGCCTAGCTTCCGGACTTGACGACGCGTACCCATTGGCCGTTTCCATGAAAGGCTTACAGCAACAGGCGGGGCAGCAGGCCGCGCCAGCAAAGCTGAGCGGAAAGCCCTCTCATCGAGCCAAGGTAGCTAAAGCGAAGAAGGCAGCAGCCGGCGTTCGTAGTTCGGGAGCACCAGCAAAGGTGGTTGCTGAGCCAATATCGTTGTATGACGATCTGAGCAACCAATGGGACAAGCAATTAAGTTGAGGTAACCCGATATGGCAACTATCAATATCGGCGAGATCGTTACTACCACGCTACGCAATCGCTCCAAGCAGCTCTCCGACAACGTACTAAACCACAACTCGTTGTTTATGGTGCTGAATCAAAAGGGCAATGTGCGCGATGCTGATGGCGGGCGCGAGATCGTTGAAGAGCTGGAATACGCAGAGAACGGCACCGCTGGCTGGTATACCGGCTATGAGGTGCTGGACATCACGCCGCAGGAAGTGTTTGACGCTGCCACCTATGACTGGAAGCAGTTGGCCGGTAACGTGTCCATCTCCGGGCTTGAGGAGATGAAAAACTCCGGGAAGAACCGGATTATCCCTCTGCTGCAAAAGCGCATCACGAACCTTGAGAAAACCCTCAAGAATCGCGTTGGCACGGCCGTATACTCGAACGGTACGACCGATCCCAAGGCGATTGGCGGGTTGCAGCTCTTGGTTGCGGACGACCCTACGGCGGCAAGCACGATCGGCGGCATCGCTCAGGCTACCTACACCTTTTGGAGAAACCAGTACAGCGCCGCCGCGGCGACCAGTTCTGGCAACATCCAGGCGCGCATGAACCTGATGTGGCTAGCCTGTGTTCGCGGAGTCGACAAGCCTGACGTTATTCCTGCCGATTCGGTAATGTACACGCATTACGAGAATGCGCTCACCCAGTATCAGCGGTTCAGCGGAAGCGAGAATGGCGCACTGGCAAAGGGCGGGTTTAGCTCGCTCATGTACAAGACTGCGGAGGTGGTCTACGACGACCAGGCACCGGCTAGCCACATGTACATGCTCAACACGGATTACATCTATCTGAGGCCGCATTCTGACAGGAAGTTTGTCCCGCTCGATGATCGAAACTCCATCAATCAGGATGCGAAGGTGATCCCGGTTGTGTGGGGCGGGAACATGACTTGCTCGAACCGGTCTCTCCAGGGCGTGATCATCGCGAGCTAGGACGCGTAGTAGTAACCCCTGGGTCTCCCAGGGGTTGTCCGCAACATACTCGGTAAAGAGGACGAACTAATGGCTTTTGTAACTTCCGGATGCGCGGGCGTCGACTTGACCGCAACGCCCACTAGCGCTGGATTCGATCTAGGTACGTGCGTCATGGGCACCGACAACACCGAATGGGTGTATGTCCAAGCTTCTGGCGCGATCACTCAATACGACTGCGTCGCTATCGATGAGAACTTCCAGGCTGCCGCCATGACCAAGACGCTGGCGGACGCCGGTCATGATGTAGGCTTCGCTCAGGTGGCCTTTGTCGATAATGACTATGGCTGGGTAGCTTGCGATGGCGCGAACAATAGCGTGCGTGTGGCTGCTTCCTGTGCTGCTGACGTGTCGCTCTATACCACCGCTACCGCTGGGGTGCTGGATGACACTTCGGCCTCTCAGACCAAGATTGAGGGGCCTGTGCTGGTGGCGGCTGGAACGTCCGCTGCTGTCTCTGCCCGTGAGGTCTTGATCTCTGGAGGTGGCGCGCGCGCGGATCAGCCCGCGTAATAAATGGCGGCGCAAGGAAGCGGCGCAGGCGCAGGCGCAAGCGTTAATTTACGGGGCCTCGTGGCCCCGTTTTCATTTGTGCTGTTGCCTCCCGGTCAAGTAAAATGTTGCTTCACAACCAAGGGGGAAATATGCAGCTAGCAGGTGAACTTTACATACCGGACCGGGACACGTTCTTCAGACCGATCTTTGAATCAACCGGAGATCGGTTCGACGATAGAGCTCTAATTGATGCGATCAAGTATGCGCAGGTTGCCGCGATAGGCCTGGATATCCCGGTCAAGGCGATAGACGTAGGCGCTCATGTCGGGTCGTGGACTCGCGTTATGGCGGATGAGTTCGATTGCGTTATGGCCATTGAGGCCGTGTATGAAAACTACCAGTGCTTGGTAAAGAATACGGAGCACCTTGAGAATGTGAGCACGTTTTGCTCCGCGGCTGGCCCGCATCCTGGCTTTGTCAGGTTGGCGCCTGGGGCAAACGAAGGGAATAGCGGCACATGGCACATAGACCCGAAAGGTAAGCAGTGGACGGTAATGACAACGCTGGATTTCCTGCCCACCGAGGGTTGCCGCCTGCTTAAGATCGACGCGGAGGGATATGAGCTTGGCGTTCTGTCAGGTGCGGAGGCTCTTCTTGAGAATGAGAAGCCTGTCCTAGTGATTGAGCAAAACGAGCTTTCGGAGCGCTACGACGCCACCGACGAAGACATAAAAAAACTATTGACATCATTCGGTTACGCGCTTCGCGCTAAGGTAAACAAGGATTTTATCTATGATCATACATCCAGATGGTAAGGGCGGGCACGATTGGCTTTTCATCTCAACGATGAAGTGCGCGACCAACTCGATGTACAAGCTTTTGCCGGATATCGGTGGTCATCGGCTGTGGAATACGAGCGGCAACTTCCACGCTCGCCCGACTGGCAGGCTGGCCGCGGTGCATTTCACTATCGTTCGCAACCCGTATGACCGCGCGGTAAGCATCTGGGCGTCCACGTGCTTGCGCGACAATGACCGATATGGTGCCGTCGCCAAGATCAAGAGCGAGGGCGGGAATCCTGGGAGCTTCGAGGACTTCTGCGCTGCCTGCCTTGCGCCGCCGCCGATGAGCTGGGCGCAAAATAGTTGGCTTTTTGAGAATCAATCCGAGTGGATTAGATCGTTCATGGTAGACGAGCTGGTTCACCTAGAAAACCTGAAGGAAGAGCTTGAGGAGATCGTTGGACCTGTCCCGAAATTGCCGGTCGAGAACCCAAGCAGCCATAGGCCTTTTGCTGAATACCTAACCATTGGGTCAGTTGACATTATAAACGACTGGGCCGCCGATGATTTTCAGCTCGGGGATTACGACAAGATGATCCCTTCCTACAAGGATAGCTGGGAGGGATTCAGTTGTGGATGAGCTACAAGTTGTGTGCGTAAAGTGGGGCGACAAGTACGGGCCCGAGTACGTAAACATCCTGCAAGATATGGTTTGGCGGAACCTGACGACGCCGCACCGGTTCATTTGCTACACCGATAACCACGAGGGGATCAGCGACCGTGTGGACGTGCGCATGCTTCCCGGTGGCCTGGACGGCTGGTACAACAAGCTGTGGTTATTTTCGCCTGACGCGGGCCTGAGCGGCCGCGTGCTGTACTTTGATCTGGATACCGCTATCACCGGTAGGCTAGAAGAGATCGCCGAGTACAGCGGCCCTCTGTGCATGCTTGATGACTTCTACGGCTGGACCAAGTACGGGTCCGGCGTCATGGCGTGGAATTCCAGTGTTTACCCTGTCACAGAGGCTATCTGGAAGGAATACAAGGACAGCGGGCTCCCTGCGCACCCAAAGGGAGATCAAGGATTCATTTGCGATACGCTAGACTGGCTCCATCTGCAACCGGCAACCTGGCAGGGAAAGTTCCCTGGCTCGTTCTGCTCATACAAGATCCATGCGCAGAAATGGCCGCCGAACGGGTGCAAGGTCGTCTGCTTCCATGGTGAGCCGAACCCGCACCAGCTCCCTTCTGAGTGGATCACGCATGTTTGGAAGCTGGGCGGGATCAGCGAGGCCAAGCTCGAGTCGAAGTGCAACACGGAGAAGTCCGAGGCGATATCGAACGTTCGGGCCAACATGGCCAGGGGCGTCCAGCACTTGCAGCCTAGGGAGGGCAACGGGAAAACGATGGTGATCATTGGCGGGTCTCCAAGCATTGGTCGCTCGATGCCAATGATCCGCAAGGCAATGCGCAAAGGGGATATATGGTCTGTCAACGGCACGCACGATTTTCTGCTGGAGCGTGGCGTTACGCCGGACTATTTTGCGCTACTTGACGCCAGGAAAGACAACGCCCGCTTCGTGCAAAAGCCGAACAAGCGGACAAAATACCTTATCGCCTCGCACTGCGCTCCAGATGTGTTCGACGCGCTCAAGTCCTTCGATGTTGAAATGTGGCACGCCTATGAGCCTGATTTACATGAGGTTTTTAAGGAGCTTGCCGGCGACCAGGCGCCTATTCGCATGCTTGGCGGCGGAAATACCGTTGTCTTGAAGCTGCTTTACATGGGCCGGATGCTAGGCTACACGAAGTTCGAGCTGTTTGGCGTTGATTCGAGCTATGAGGACGATGAGCATCATGCGTATCCGCAGCCTATGAACGATGGCGAGCACAGGCTTGCCGTTTGGGCCGCTGGGCGCAAATTCTCGTGCGCGCCATGGATGATTGTTCAGGCGAAAGACTTCCAAGAACAGGTTAGAGTCCTGATAGATGAGGGGTGTATAGTTACAGTTCATGGCAACGGGTTAATTCCTTTCATTGCCAGCCAGTTAGCACAGGGGGAAGATAGCAATGCCGAGTAATTCCATGGCAGCAAGGTTTTACCACCACCCAGAAAAGCGGTCCGATGGGCTGTTTTATGACGTGGTTTTTGTCGAGCTTAGAATTAAAGGGGATCGGAACACCACGTTTTCCAGGAAAAAGGTAGATCAGGACGAGGACGACTTTCCGCGTTCGTGGCGGGCGTTTAAGCAGTCTAGCCCGGACAGCGCCGGCGGCACGCCGATAAGCGCGCTCCCGTTTATCTCGCAGGCTGATCAGATGAATCTGCGGGCTATGAAGGTCGCCACGGTTGAGCAAATGGTTGCTTTGCCGGATGCGACGGTCAACAAGCTGCACGACGGATTTAAAACGAGGGCGCGCGCCAGGGCCTACCTTGCAGCGCTCGAGTTAGATGTTAGCGAAGAACCTGAATCCTCTGGGCCGTTCGCCGATGAAGAGCAAGACGACTGGGTAAGCACTCAGGATGATGAGCCAGAACCACAGCCGAAGGTCAGAAATAGGGGCCGTCCCCGTAGGGTGACGGCATAAACAGCAAGGTGCGCCAATGTCATTACTGAGCATATGCAAAGACGTTTGCTATGAAACCGGGGTTATCGCCCCATCTACCATCGTCGGGAACACCGATTCGACCGCCAGGCAGCTATTCAGGCTGGCTAACAGGACTGGTGATGAGCTTTCTCAGGCGTCTCCTCCATGGGAATTCCTTGTCTCGGAGCACACCATAACGCTCGTAAGCGGCACGCAGGCCTACGCCCTGCCTTCGGATATCCGTTGGCAGGTGCCAGATACCACATGGAACCGAACGGACGACAGGCGCGTCGTAGTCCCGCTCAGCGCCAAGGAATGGGCGACTGAGAAGGGATATGAGACCGTTGGCGGCCTGGAGCTTGAGGCCCGGATAAAGGGTGGTCTGTTTGAGATTGAGCAGGACGTTGGGTCTGGTGAGGATGGGGACATTATCGTCTTCGAGTATATCTCCGATAAGTGGGCGCAGACTAACGTGGGCGTGACCCAGAAGAAATTCCAGGCCGACACGGATTCAAGCCTTCTCGGTGAAGAGCTTATAACGCAGGGCATTTTGTGGCGATTCAAAAAGGCCAAAGGGCTTGATGACTGGGCGTCTGATCGAGCAGACTTTGAATTGCTCAAAGCTAAAATGCTTTCCCGCACTAGCGGTTCGCGCTCAATCTCGATGGGAGGCAAGCGCCTCGACTTGATTTTGGGTGTGAACGTTCCGGACCGGGGGTTTGGTTAATGGCTAGGATCAAGAGCTTGCCCGCGCCAACTGGCGGATGGAACGCGCGCGATGCGCTAAGCGACATGCCAAAGGAGGATGCCGTTAGGCTGGACAACTATTGGCCCGACCTTGGCAAGGTCATCCTGCGGAAAGGATACGAAGAATGGGCGACCGGTCTAGGCGGCAACGTCGAAATGTTGGCCGAGTTCCATGATGGCGCCACGCAGAAATTCATCGCTGGGGCGAACGGGACCATCTGGGATATTTCTACAACCGGCACTGCTTCATCGATATCCTCCGGGTATTCATCGAACCAATGGCAGTGGTCCAACTTCAACGGAAGCATGGGGCTGGTCAATGGAGTCGATGCGCCGCTGGTATACGATGGCTCGAGCATTTCGGCTATGACCGTATCAGGGTCCGGGCTGACCGCTACGACGCTGGTAGGCATCACCGTTTACAAGTCGCGCACATACTTCTGGGCGAACAGCTCGCAGGACTTCTGGTATTCCGCGGTGAATGCGCTCGGTGGCACGCTGACCAGATTTCCGCTTAACCGGGTGTCGCAGTTCGGCGGCAGGCTGGTAACCGTCGACACGTGGACGGTTGATGATGGCGCAGGGGCGGACGATTTGATTGTGTTTGTCATGTCGTCAGGCGACGTTATTGTTTATTCCGGGTCAGACCCAGGGTCTGACTTTGCGCTGCAAGGTGTGTACAAGGCTGCTGAGCCTCTTTCCATCCGGTCCACAGTGAAGTACGGCGCAGACTTGATAATCGCAACAACGGAGGGATACTTTAGCTTGAGGGAAGTGCTTTCCGGAACCCGCAGGGAAGGAAAGATCGATGCGCCATGCGCGCTAGTGGCGGCAAGATACGGCAGCAACACTGGCTGGCAGAGCATCTACTACCCAGCCGGCAACATGATTCTGTTCAATATCCCCGTGTCGACCAATACGACCTATAACCAGCACGTGTTTAATACGGTCACAATGGCTCCGGCAAGGTTTAAGGGCCTCAGGTCGATAAGCTGGGGGATTTATGACAAGAACCTGTTCTTCGGGAACAGTGGAGCTGTTTACAAATTCTGGTCTGGGAACAGCGACAACGGCGCCAACATTGCTGGCGACGCCTTGACTGCGTTTACAAACCTTGGAATGAGCGGCCAGAAGCTTGCCACAGGCCAGCAGGCGATTATCTCGTCCGAAGGCTCAGTTTCGTTATCCGTGTTGACCGCCATAAACTACGGCGAGCCTCCAGGCGTAACGCCAATTCCAGACTCCCCGCCATCAGCCGCTGCTTGGTATTCCGCTGATTGGTATTCCGCTGATTGGTCTGGCGGTTCGTCTATTAGAGCTGAATGGGCAAGCGCTAACGGGATCGGGTACACGTTCGCGACCGGTCTTAAAGTAACCACAAAGAATCAAGACATTGAGTGGTTTTCAACGAACTGGCTGTTTAAGCCTGTCAGGTCAATCTAGAGGGTTTCGCTATGCCGTGGAATGGGTCGGGTAGTTTTTCGAGAGACAATGGCACCAATACTGGCCTTACGGTCTGGGAGGATGACTTTAACGTTGGGACAAAGATTAGGGCGGACAACCATGACACGCATGACCAAGATATTGCGGATGGGATAGAGGCTTGCCTAGCCAAGAACGGCGAGAATGCGATGACTGGCGCGCTGAACATGGGCGGGCAGAAGGCAACCAACGCGGCCGTTGGTACTGCCGCTTCTGATCTGTCAACATTGGCGCAGGTCCAGGCAAATACGGTCTCGTACGCGGCGGATGGCGGCGCGGCCAACGCCTACACCGTGTCCCTGTCTCCCGCGGCCACAGCCTACACCGCTGGCATGCAGGTCTGCTTTAAGGTCGCGAACACGAACACTGGCGCCTCTACTATCAACGTGAATGCGCTCGGAGTTAAAAATATCTTTGTCGACGGCGCCGCCGTCACTGGCGGCGAGCTGATGGCCGGGGACATGGTCGAGCTGCGCTATGACGGCACCCAGTTTCAGGTTGTTTCGTTCCCTAGAAGGAAGCGGCATACTGGTGCCTCAGGCAGTGTTGCTGGCCCCCATATTGAGCACACTTTCGATGGTGACTCGGATGCTGCGCTTCACTTATTTGCTTGGACGCATGACAATGTGCATATTGCTTTCGACGCGCACTATGACGGATCTAACTGGATAAGTAGTGACGTTGGGTCAAATTTTAAAATAGGGAAAAGCTCTGATGTACTCAATATTGATTACGAGTCCGGTGTAGCGGCATCTGGGACGGCAACCTTTTCTACTGCGCTTAGTTTTGACGTAAATGGGAATGTTAGTTTGCCGTCAGACTCGAACGGCTCTACAACCAACATGATCCTTGCTGGCTCTGGTTCGCCAATGCGGATATATCATGATGCGTCAAACGTCTCCCGTGTAGAGACCACGTCTGGTCAATTGCAGATACAAAACACTGCCAACGGGCAGACGGTGCGTATTTATGCAAATGATGTAGGCGGAACGCTGCGCAATATGATTACGTGTGACCCAGATACAGGAACTGAGTTTTGGGTTCTTGGAACGCAGTACGGTGAGATAAGCGCTGATGGAGTTCAGGCCGTAGCGGGAGGTCTTTATGCTGGGCCAATACAAGCGCCTGCGATAGGAGCTTACGGCTTTAGAGCAACTGCCTCCGGGTCGGTTAGGGCATACAACGCAAGCGGCGCTACGTCCATTGTGCATCGTTTTGGAGGGAGCGCAGGGCAGGTTTATATCTACGGTGATGGAGACCTGGAAAATACGAACAACTCATACGGAGCAATCTCAGATGAGCGCCACAAGAAAGACATCAAGCTTTCTGGAAGTCAATGGGATGATATCAAGAACGTCCCGGTAATCAAGTACAAGCTGAAGAGCGGAGGTGATTCAGCTAAAGTACATCTTGGCACTAGCGCTCAAGGGTTGATTGATGCCGGGATGGGAGGCCTTGTAACGGAGAATGATGAAGGTGTGCTTTCTGTAAAATATAGCATCCTATATATGAAGGCGGTAGGCGCCCTCAAGGAGGCTCTAAACAGGATTGAAGCTCTTGAGGGGAGGAACGCAGCCTTAGAGGCAAGGTTGGCTGCTATTGAGCTAAAGTTGATGCTCTGATGATGGTGCCCGGCCCCGCATGAGCGGGGGCGGGCAAGCGCTAATTACCTCCCGCTGTGCCCGAATCCGCCTGCGCCTCTTTCGGTTTCCGATGTGAATTCCGTTACCACGCTCCATTCCGCCCTCTCGACTGGGATAAATACCATCTGAGCAATGCGCTCGCCTGGCTGGATCGTGTAGAAGACATTGCCGCGATTGTAGACCGACATAAACACCTCGCCCTGATAGTCTCCGTCTATGAGGCCAGTCCCGTTACCAAGGACGATCCCGTGCTTGTGGCCTAGCCCAGACCTTGGGATCAGGATCGCCGCGTGCGTGTTGGTCATGATGCTGATTGCAATGCCTGACGGGATGAGTTCGGCGTCGGCGCCTGGCCAAATCTCGATAGGCTCATCGATGCAGGCTCGAAGATCTAGTCCTGCCGCCATATCGGTTGCTGGTTCGGGAATCATCGCTCCAGGTCGTATCACTTTGATCTCAACATTGATCATCTTGGCTCCATTCCTGTGCATGTTATTGAAACAGAATCAGTTTTCCCTCTTTTAGACCCGCTTACAAGCTCGAACTCCACCCGCATATTCTTTTCGGAGTCAGGTATTGCGTCGCAATATGACCTGACGACGGCGAAGGATCGCGTATCCAGTCCCCCAAGCGTTGAACATCCCCCAAGCATTGAGGATGCGATTGAAATAGTGGCAATAGTGGTTTTCATATTGGTCATCTCGTTATCCTTTAGATCTGTTGAGCCGCCATCCGGACCATTATTTTCTGGATTGTTTGGAGGCAGGCAAGAAGCTCGGTCTCCGAGGTTTTGATCTTTTGTTGTAGATAAATCGCTCGATTCACCTCTCGATCTAGCTCGGCAAGCTCTTGGTCTGTTGGTTTCTCGTTATCCACTGGCCCGCTCCCAGCCTTCCTGAGGCGTTCAACATATCCAGGCTCATTTGCTATAAGGTCTACGTTGAAACGCTCCCCGACAAGCATTCCCGCCGCCTCCGAAAGCACCGCCTCCGCATAATCGGCCTCAAACCCTCCGCCTAGCACAAGCGCGCCGCGGTCGTGCGGGTTGCTCAGCTTCCCCTTGTGGCCGACGCTGAAGGCTACAAGCCCGCCTTCTGGGAACATCTTTTGGATGCCCTCCACAATGACGGCAGCAAGAACTTGTCGCCCGTGCTCCGATCTGAGGAAGTCTGAGCCGTCATATGACGAGCAGAACAGAGGTTCCAAAAGAACGGCGGGCATTCTCGTGTATTTGATGTTGCTATTGCCGCGCCCATGAATTCCACCAATGGATACGCCGGTATTGCCGTAACGCCCGATTTTTAGGCGCGACGAATATTCCCCAGCCATCCATGTTGCAAGATCAATGCTTGTTGAGCTGGCGTTATCGCCAACCACCACCAGCGAGTAATTCGTGTTTGGGTCTACTGCGCTGTTGAAGTGCTGCTCGACATACACAATGGCATTATCGTTGTTCGCCATTTGCTGCCTATCTGAGTAGTTGCCAGAGTAGAACTTTACTGAGTACATTCCATGCTCCTTATTACTGGAATCCGTTCGCCGCTATCATAAAGATGACGGCGAGCAACAAACTGAAGCTGATCACCACAAAGGCATTTTCTTCGCTCATCTATTCCCCGCCTTTCGTTTAGCGGCAGCGATCCGCTCGTCGTAATCAAGCGATCCGCTCAGTTTGAGGTTGCGTCTCCAAGGTGATTTGCTTGCTCCATTGGTTCCGCACTGGCTCTTGGTCAGCTTCGGCGTATTCTTGGCTTCTTCAAACGACATGCCGCGCCGAAGCCTGTGGCGGAACGTGTTGACCGTCATGCCGATCTTGTCCGCCGCCGCCTTTACTTCGTCATATGTTGGCTCGCTCATCTATTCCCCCCGTTGCGAACAAGCTCGTCTCGCAAGATCTTGTAGTTGTCTGGGGCTTCAATACCGACCTTGATAAACCCGTGGCCGTCTTCCCACACCTTTACCCATATCTCGGCTCCGCTTTGCTCTTCAACAATCTGGATGGATTCTCCGGTCTTTCTTCCTAGTACCAGCATTTCAATTTCTCCTTGCTTCTTCGAAAATTTCTTGCGCGTATTCATACCCAGACCAACTGTCTACGCCAGCCGCTTGTAGCGCGTTGTCCCACTCCCTAGCCTCAACAAGCTCGGTATATTCGGCCTTTGTTATTGTGATCATTTCGACGTTGAGCGTTAGCTCATCCGCAAGCTCCGCAATTGTTTCTCGTGGAGGATCGTGCGGCAGCTCCTCCTTGATCTCAGGTTCCATGGCGGCAATGGCCCTGTAGACTTCCTTGTAATCAAGCCTTTCAATCACTGCCCGCTCCTCAATCCTGGCCTTTTCTACTGCTTCTGCCACCTCTTTCTCTGCCGCAGCTTTGGCCCTCTCCTCGGCCTCTGCCCTCGCTACCGCCTCCATCTGCTCGATGCGCACCCGCTCCAGCCTCTTAGCTTCCCTGGCTTCGATAGCGGCCGCATCAGCTAGGCGGTCATAGTCGAGGATGGCTTGAGTTAGCGCGTGCTCAGCGGCGTCCGTGAGCCCCGTGACGGTCCTGCGTCCCTTCATCGCCTCTCTTGGATTGAACGCGTAATCGATGACTAGCCGAACGTCCGTGTAGCCTGCCAGCTTTTCCCTCGCGTGCGCCTGGAACTTCTCTGAAACGTCAATAACGATATTAAGCCGGATTGACTCCTTCTTTTCTTTTACGAGCCTCGACAAAGTAAGGCGGCTTTCCCGTAACTTCTTGCCTATCGCGTCAACCTTGGAAAAGAACCTATCAAGATCGGCGGTTGACTGGAGCGAGGACGCTTTTGCATCCTGAAGGGCCTTCTCTGCTTTCGCGCAAATCTTTACATTCGCTTCCGCGTTGGCAAAGTCTTGATCATCGGCCAGCACGGCATTGATTCCGTCGAGAAATTTATGCGCCGCCTCCTCGAAGGAATTGATATTACTGGATACCAGCGCTCCCGATACGCTGGCAAACAGAACAGGCAGGCCTGGGGGGGCAATGTCAGGTTCTGGCTTTTCCTTTATTTCGCGGCCCTTATAGCTTGCCAAGTCTTTGGCGAATAGCTTCCACCCAGTGATTACTCTTTCTCGGCGCTCTGGGGTAGATCTGTACTCGAGGAGCGTGAACTCATTATCGGATTTTCCGCTTGACGTAGTAAAAAAGATTACATTTGAGCCGCAAACAAGGAGCTGTTGCTCAACCTGCGGCCAATGCGAATCTGGAAGGTCTCCGTATAGGGCAATCTCGACCGCTAGAGCTTTATTCCATTGCTTATTTTCCCAGCCTATGCAGCCAGACATCGTCAATCCATCCATGCTCGCAAGAAGCGGGAGCCCTTCAATCTCGTTTACCGCGGTAACAGGGTATAGATTTTCGTCTACAAGCCTCTCAATTACAGGCCTAGTTAGCGCCTCTGCTTCATGTCCTTCTTCGAGGTGCTTTGAGTATCCTTCCTCCTTTCGCTCCCGGAATGCTTTCTCGCGTAAAAGCTCATCTCTGGTTGTGTGCTTGGATAATCCAAGCATGGCCGCTGCTTCGCTTGCGGAGAAGTAATCTAGCTTGAGTTCAAGCCACTCTTCCGTACCTTGAATTACGTTTAGTATTTCCATTTAGATGCTTCCAAAGTCTATTGAGGTGGAGCTAGCGCTTCGAGAGACCTTATAAGGCTTACTTGCGTAGGAGTGAGCGTGTATTGAGTTGAGATTGCGTTAATTATTTGCATGGCGCTGCGCTTTCCGGAAGAAATAAGCCCCTCCCATTTCTTCTGGTTCGCGGCCATCTCGGTTTTAGGATATGGCGGAAGCTGGTCAGCATCTTGCTTTGGCTGTTGTTTCTCGCCGCCAGGGGCCGGAGATATAGAGTTTCCGTCGTCGTCTACTTGAGATATCCCAACAAACCCTGCAAGGCCGGATTTGCGCATGTAAGTGATTGCGGCCGCAACCTTCTGCGGGTTGTTTGAGTCAGCAAAAAGTTGCTGTGCTTCCTGCGAAACCCATTGCCCGCTCTCGTGGGCGATTAGCGTTGTTAGCGACACGCCTCCATCAAGAGCGCCAGGCATTTGCATCACCGCAAGCCCATGATCAGCAAGGGGTTTCCTGCATGCTTCCCAAATCTCTGAGAGATCGGCGTACTTTGATCTGAAGTGCGGGTTATTAGAGGTTTTTTTGGCTCCAGCTATCTCGCCTTGAGCCGCAGCTAAAGATGCAGCTAGATTGCCTATTTCATCTGACTTCTTGAAGTCCATTCGAGCGCTCCTAGTCTGGGTATGGGACTACCCAAGGGTGGTTGTGTATGGCATAGATATTGTCTATGAGCCATACGGGGAGGTTGTTTACTACAGAGTAGCTTTCGCTATCGCCAGAAACGCTGGGATCAACGATAGGGCTGTCATCGTAGACAGTAGGAATAGGGTTTTCTGTTGACATTTTGACATCCTTGGTTGATACGGCCTTGCTAGTTGTCTGCTTTGCTCGTACATCCTGATTACCTGCTCCGAGTTGCTCATACAGTTCCTATAGTTATAGTCTAGCTATTGTTGACATCCATGTCAAGCATTCCTTTATAGATCCTCAACTCTGATTGGCGGCTTTGCCAGCATTCCCTTTATCTCGTCATGCAGATCATAGTCGGTGCTGATCTCTATTGCTGTCCCAGCGAAGTAGATAGACTTTTCGCCCTCGAACAAGTCCGCGTTCATCGTGCCGTAATAGTTCTTGCCGTGGACGTTGATGAGTACGTTAAATTTCTCAGATTCCATCTTTGCATGCTCCGTCGTGTGGTTTATAAAGTTGGGTTCTTCCAAGGTCGGTATCCTAGACGCTCGCACATGGCGTCCCCTTGCCCCATCTCTAGCGACCCGCTGGCAAGGTATCGCCGACGCAGAAGGTACTGTATGACCTTCTCCTTCTCCCATAGGGCCCGCCTTAGCTTGGCGCGCTCCGCTGCTCCTCCTTCTTCAGCCTTCCTCAGTTCGTCAACAACGCCGATTATTCCTTTGCCGCTCATCTTTGCTTTGTCGATGATCCACATATCAGCATCCTTAAAATGGTGGCTCGTTCCAGTCTATATCTGAAGGAATTGACCCGATGTAATCCTTTACATCCTCGAGCGCCTCCTCCCCCTCATCGACAAGGAATTCCTGTTCAGCTTTCTCCCACGTTTCATCTCTCATATTGTCGTAGTTGCGCTGCATGTCGTTAAAGTCGAGCTGCTTCATTCCTGTCTCCCTAGAAAGTGTTGGCTGGGTCTTCCTCGTCGGCAACCTTCACTCTGCGAGTTTCGCAAGGCGATGGACTCGGACTGCCTTATCGCGAATCAGCGCAGGGTTGCGCTTGATCGTTGCTATTACCTCACCCTTAAGCATCGGCTCAAGCTCGAAAGTAATTTCTTCGATGTATTCAACAAGCTCAACGCATGCTTCGTGTAACGTGGCGTCCTGCTTCCTCTCGAATACTTCGCCGTCATCTGTAATCCATTTCGGCGTGTCGATTCGTTTCATCGTGAACCCCTTGTTTGTGCTGTGGTTTTGCTGCGTTAGGGTGTAATGTACCGCTTACCAGAGTGAGTGTCAAGTGGTTTTTGTTAGCAAACACCCCTTGACACGAGAATAACCCACTGCTCTAATTAAGAGCGTTATTTTTCAGTTAATTAAAAGGAAACAAGATGGTTAGCGGGATAGTAAAGGCTGTTAATTTCTTTGGGAATCAGAATCGTATGGCCAAAGCGCTCGGCGTGTCTCGGCAGTCCGTAACTTTCTGGGTGAATGGCAAGGCAAAAATCTCCCCGGTTAACGTCCTGAAAATCAACAAAATTACAGAAGGGGCTATCTCTCCAAGTGAGTTGAGGCCGGATATTTATCCCCCATCGATTTACTTCAAGGCGAAGTAAGTTATACTGGTAGCTATCCCAAACTCTTGCTCCTAGTTGAGCGCCCAGGCTCCCGCCTGGAATAGCCCGGAATCCTCTCTGGGCTTCTTTTTGCTTGACATTGAAAGCGTAAAGAGTAAACTAACACTTGCACCAACCAACCAAGGAGACATCGATGAAATTATCCGGAAAAGTGTTTAGGAAAGAGAAGGTTGAGAAGGCGAAAGAGATGACCGATGAAGATGTTCGTGCCGCGATGAAAGAGTTTCTTTATGGCACCAAGAAGGGATTTGCGAACAGGCTCGCCGCGGCTGCAGGTAGCGATATGGCAGCAAGAACTGTACCGGCTCGCTTAAGCGATGATATTTCTGACGAGAGAGGATAAATATATGAGCAAAATGCTTGAAAATCTTAAAATGGTCGCTACCGGTGACCGCAAAGCACGTCTCCCGTATGGCGTTGTCTCGATGGACGAGAAGTTCGGCGAGTCTGATATTGACTTCGATGGTGGTGAGGTTATCAAGTATAAGCTCTCAGTTGAGTTCGGCGTCGACAGCTACTGCAAGCCTAAGAATGTTTCCAGGATGAGAGCAAATATGTTCGAGTCAATGAAGTTTGCGATATACGGTGATGTTCAGGACAAGATTTTAATCCTTGAACGGGCATTGATGGCCGAAGGCGTCGAAATGAACTCAGGCGCCATTGCCGACGCGCTCGAAGAAATCAAGAGCGAGGTTTTATAATGGCACCCCAACTGACCGAGTCGGTCCGTTCAGCGGCGGGGAGCATGGTCGCCCTGCTCAAGGCTAGCGAGGCAGGCAGGGTAAACCGGCACGCGCTTGCAGGGGATGCGTCGTTCGCCGAAACGCCAATAGGTGACGCTACCAAGGCCGTCGAGCTGTTGCTATCGCTTGGGGTTCTGGAGGCAGTCGCTGGCTACATGGTTCAGTTCAACCATGAGCTTGCGGACCGGTTGATAGCGGAGCACCATTTGCAAGTCAACGAAATGTAATATGCTTGATTAAGGCGTAGTCTCTATAGTAGACTACGCCTTTCGCAAGCAACGGAGACGCGAGAAACTACCATGAAAACCATGACATTACCTGAGTATATAGCCTCCATAGGGGACTCCCGGCTAGCCAAAGATATCGGTGTTACTTCCGGAGCCGTTCGTAACTGGCGTACGTGCGCCAGCGTTCCATACCCGAAGCGCGCTGAGAAGCTGATAAAGCATGCTCGCGGTCTGCTGACAATCGATAGCATTTATGGCGACACGAGCCCAGTCTCGCCAAAAAAGCATGTTCCAGACTGGAAAAAGCCAAAGGATCAGAGAGTTAAGGTGTTCTCCTCAAGCGGCCAGGAGGCTACATTATGAGTAAGCAACAAGTTGACAAGCTTGCTTGGTTTCCGCTCTACACATCGGACTATCTTGGGGACACAACCGGCTTGTCATGCTGCGAACATGGGGCCTACCTACTAATGCTAATCGAGTATTGGCAGCACGGTCCGTTAGACGACAATCTAGATCGCCTTGCAAGAATCACGCAAAATCCCCCGCCTGAAATAATTCGCTACATCTTGGAGAAGTATTGGCTGCTCACTAATTTCGGATGGGAGCAGCCAAAGATGCGTAAAATCAAGGAAATACAGGTCGAATCACATCAAAAACGGGTCAAATCGGGCCGTTTGGGCGGAAAAGCAAAAGCTAGCAATGCTATAGCAATGCTAGAGCAATGCTCTAGCAATGCTCCTAGCAATGGGGGTAGCAATGCTCTAGCAACTCAGAACTCAGAATCCAGAATCCAGAATACAGATCTTAGAGCCCAGAGGTCAGACCCCAGAAGTAATTTAGAAATTAAGACGCGCGAGACGCGCAAACCAAGTCGCTCCGCTCCCGCTGTACCCAAGAAACTTGATTTCTCGTCCTGGCCAGAAATGCCGAGCGATCAGGTCATGCAGGATTGGGTGTCCATGCGGAAGGACAAGCGATCCAAGATTAGCCAGACCGTTGTCGACCGGCTAGCCAAGGAGTTACACAAGGCTGCCGCTGTTGGCATGTCCGTGGACGACTGCCTGTCCGAATGCGTGGTTAGGGGCTGGCAAGGGTTCAAGTTCGAGTGGATGCAGAACAGCCACGGGCAGAGCGGCGGCGGAAAGCAGTTCAAGACAAAGCAAGAGATTATCCAAGAGCGGAACGCCAAGGCAGCCGACGATTTTGTTAACGATCGGTTCGATGATGAGCCTACAGATTTCCTGGAGACCAGCTATGCAAGACTCTGAGAAGCGCTCCTTTTCTGATCTGCTCGAGGGCCACTTCACGATGCACGGCATTGAGCGCCCTCCCGCAGTCATGCGCCGCTACTGGCAGCACTTGAGCAAGTACAGCCTGCATGATGTGACCGTGGCCCTAGCCAAGCATGAGCAAGACGCAAACGCAGGGAAGTATTTCGCCAAGCCTGCCGACATCATCGCGATCCTCGAGGCCGCGCGCCCCGATGGATGGCCCGACGCAGACGAGGCGTGGTCACTGGCCGTTCAAGCTGCCGACGAATGGGTATCGGTCGTCTGGACGCAGGAAATAGCCACCGCGTGGGGCGAGTCTCAGCCGGTCATGGCGCTCGGCGATGAAGTCGGGGCTCGCATGGCGTTCAAGTCGATCTATGGCCGCGCGGTGGCTATGGCGCGGGCCCACAGTAGGGAGCCGATCTGGATGAAGTCGCTCGGCCGAGACCCTGATGGCCGAAATGCCGCGGTAATCGACGCCGTGAACAAGGGGCGACTTCCGCCAACGGCGCTTGAGAGCGTGCAGGCGCTTCCCGCGCCGAACCTGAAGCTGCTGGAAGGCGGAGCAGAGAAAACGGCGTCAGTCGACTCCAAGGCAGCGTTAGAGGCAATCAAGGCACTGAAGGGAGCAATCAATGGTAAACCATAGCTCAGACCTCCGCACGTCCCCTGTGGGAGGAGATCTCAAGAAGGTAGCACGATCGGATAGGGATTACGCTCCGCCGCTTAGAGAGCAGCTAAGGAGCCTTGGAATGGATGAGCCAAAACCACGGCCTGCTAGCAAGGCTGATGTCCTAGGCGGGCTGGCCATCATGATGGCCGGGCTGGTGGTTGTCCTAGCCGGTAGAGCTGTGACGGCAGACTTGACTGAGGTCGGCGCGCTCGCAAGTGGTTGGATTTACTGGCTAATCGGGGTGGTTTTACTTGCCGCTGGGGCGGGGCTGATGTGCAAAAGAAGCGCTTGACATAGGGGCCCCTAGATGTATAATGGTACTCAACATACAGGGGCAGTAGGACTTTTAAATCAACGCACTAGGGATTAGGGATGACAAATAGAGCAATTGGGATATCGATCGACGCAGCCGGTATGGCTCCTCTAACTTTCCGAAGGAAAATCGCGAACGACAGAATTGGTCGTATGGAAACCTCGCATGACGAATATGAGGCGTCCGACCTTGATTGCCTCAAATGCACCGTGGTAGGCGGGTGCTGCATGTCCAGTCCTGACTGCATCGTCAGGCGTAAATCCCTTGCTAGGAGAGCGGGAATCCGCTACGAGAGTGATGGCGGTGACGGGTCATATTCAGCGAAATACAAGAATGCCGCTATCAAGATAACAAAACACTCCGGTCGGCACTGGTCCGGGGAAGTCTCGAATAATTCAAAGACGGTTGATACTGGCGACCTTCCTACATTCAAAGCTGTAAAGGCCGAGTGCAGAAAAATCATAATTGGAGAGTTCGCATGAAAAAAATCAGCTTTAAATGCGTAGACAAGTCTGAATGCTTGCATGTCTGCTTACAGCCTGGGGACCACACAGGGTCTTACCTTAAGGTCAGCAATATCTTTGGGCTTTTGGACAGGGCTAGAAATGATCTTCTCGAATTAAAAGACAGCGGGCTTGACGTAGAGACGGAGCTTGGCGTGATAGATGATCTGGAGGCTCTTATCGAGGATGCTTCATGAGCCTCAAGAGCGCTGAATACAAAGAACTGGATATCGAATATCACGGGGTCCACCCATACATCCAAGGTTATTGGGTTCGCCAATACGGCGGGGAAAGAAAGCCGCCGAAATGGTTGCCTGGCCATGACAATGAAACATTCAAGCGTGAATGGATGCGCGGGTACGACGCCAGAGACAAGAGAGGAAGCTGAAAATGAGCTTACATTGCGGATGTGACGAAGACTTCTATTTCGAGATTGGCCGCTACTTTGTTACAAGCTGCGGAACAGAGGAATGCACGGAATGCCGGAAGCTAATCCATGCTGGAGTTGAGCATTGCTTGGGATTTTCGTACAAGCATGATGAGTTTATGGAGGAGTGTCACATAGCAAAACAGCCATTCTGCGAGGAGTGCGCGGACTTGATCTTGTCGTTTATGGAGCTTGGGTATTGCTGGACTAGGGGTGATACCCGTAGCGATATAGCTGAGATGAACGCGGAATATGGAATAGGATCATGATTGAAGATATCGTTTTTATGGCTCAGTTCGGCGATAGCCACATGCTTTTGGTTGCGGTTGTTATGGCGGCGGCGGCGCTATTGATCGCTGGAACATCCAGTGGCGGGGGGAAGAAATGAGCGACGCAATCCCGTTTGTGTTCCGCAAATTCTCAATGCTTGTCGATGGGACTATCCGGATGATAGTCGACGTTGAGCCTATGGACGCGCAAGGCGTATTTAAGCTCTTCAATGAGCCGAACGTGGGCGGTGCCATGGTGCGACTGAATGTCCCAGGTTCTGGGGTGTCGGCTACCCATGGGTCGGCGATTGGCTCATGGGATGATGCGGAGGCTGTAGTGTTGCCTGCGAAGTACGGCGAGCAGGCGCGGCAGCTCAAGCTATCTGGGTTCTTTCGGTGCCAGTCTGTCTGGCGTTGCGTTGGGCCAGATGCAAAGTTTCTGGAGTGGGTGCGGCGCCAGAAATGCTCAGTATGCAAAGCGGACGCCCCTTCAGAGGCCGCGCACGTGCGTAGGGTGGCCAGCGGGGCCGGGACCAGCACCAAGCCGCAGTATTCCGCTATCCCGCTCTGCAATAAGCACCACAGACTCCAGCATGACAAGGGCGAGTCCGCCATAGGTGGCAAGGAGTTCTGCGACCGGGAGCGGATCAAGGCGCTTGAGCAGTGGTGCTGGGAGACGGTGAAGGAGCAGATCGGCTTTGCGCACTGGAACGAAGTCCCGCCATCAGCCTTGTATACATGGGCCCTTGACCATGGCGTTACTGAGTTGTTGCCCGAAGATTACCTTGTGGCGCCTGGCGGAGACGAGGGGGCACAATGTTCTGGCCAGACATGACATTCGGACCAATCAACCTATGGAGCGCTCCGCCACGCGCGGGGCGCACGGAAGACAAAGCAAGGGCGCATTATGACCTTGATCGTTGTGGAGCTGGAGTATTACGAAACAAGCGGGGCACACGCTGGGAGCACGGAATACCGGACATCAAAGCGGACGCTAGAAGAGGTGAAGCGCGAGCTATCGAGCTTAAACACGGCGGGGAGAATGCCGGATGTTGGTGGCCCGCTGAATGGGTTCGTGGCCTTAAACATCATTGGTAAACGTAAGGATTCAATGGCCTTGGTGACTCTTAGAGGGATGCCGTAATGGAAATAATCACGTTGAACGTTGTGCCAGTAGCAAAGCCCAGAATGACGAAGCGCGACGTGTGGAAGAAGCGGCCATGCGTCGTAAAGTACCGGGAATACTGCGACCAGTTGAGGGCAGAGTTCGAGGATAGAAAGCTGCCTGAGCATGGGCTTCACATCATTTTCGTTGTCCCGATGCCTAAGAGCTGGAGCAAGAAGAGTAGAGCTCTACACATTGACTCCCCGCATAAGCAGAGGCCAGACCTAGATAACTTCGCGAAAGCGTTCTTCGACGCTCTTCTGCCTGAAGACTCCAGAGTATGGCATTGCCAGCTAACCAAGCGATGGGGTGGCGCGGGCAAGATCTTAATAGCCACAGGGCTAGCGCATCATGGGCTTGAATTGCGCCGCGGGTGCTAGCGTCATTTACTGCTTGCCCTATGTTTTGTTAGCATTAACATAGTTTGTTGCTCAGCAACGCGGTGGTTTTATGCGGATAAACGCAAGAATGACCAAGATTATCATAGAGTTAGCGCTTAGTATGATTGGCAGGGTTAAGAGTAAAAAAGGAGCGGCCGGGATTGTTGCTGTCTCTGTTGTGGCCATAGTTGCCACTATGTGGCTCAGTCCGGATATGCGCGAATCGTTCGTGCGCAGGTCGTCATACATGGTCAACTGGTATTGCGACGTGCTGTCAAAGGATGAGAGGGCGCAGCTAAGAGAGGAGGTTAATCACGGTCTAGGTCATGTAGTTCTTATTCACTGCGATGGTGATAATGGGCCAGATAGTGAGATTTTGAAGGCAATGCTAAAGCCTAAGGAAGACTCCTTGAGTACTGTTCAGTGATATTTGGCTCGAGCGCAAGGGGAGACTAGGATGTATTTAGGTTATGGCGGCGGGGCTTCGGCCGTCGCATCCAAGGCGGGTGGGTTCGGTGGCAGCTCTGAAAAAAACAAAAACAGGAAGATAGAGAATGATACCGGATGCTCCCATGGTATTGGGGGGCGTAACACGGTGTCTAAGGTGGCGAATAGCGTAACTGGGGTAGGTGCTAGTGTGGCTGGGTTTGGGTGGCTCACTGCAACTGAGTTTGCGGCTATATGCGGGGCGTTGATGGCGGTGCTTGGGTTCGTGGTAACCCTTGTGTACAACCATAGAAGAGACAGGCGGGAGCAAGAGCTTCACTGTCTGAGGATGAGCAAGTTCAACGGATTCTTCGATGATTCAATATAAGCAAATGGTTATTCCGATTTTGATCGGGTGACTTGATGCTAGAGGGTTTACTTATGAGATTGGCTGTGCTGTTGGTACTTTCAGTATTTATGTGCGCGGGCGCTGTCGCAAAACAGGATGGCGGCGTTAAATGGCATCCTGGACATTATTTCATTGAGACAAATGGCCATGTCCCTAGTGTTATTTCCCGGCTCCAGGAAAAAAGTGAGTGGTCTGGGGCTTTTGTTAAGGTTTATTGGCGGCAAATTGAGGTGTCTAGAGGCGTTTATGATTGGTCGCTTGTTGACGCGCTTATTGAAGCGGTTGAGCTGACAGGGGATAAGCTTGGGGTTAATTTTGGCGACAGGGTGTGGGGCTCTACATGCGAGATAACCCCTGTTGTTCCTGACGACATGATAGCTTGGGGGCAGTGGCCATTAAGGAGCGATGGGACTGGATGCATAGCGAGGATTCACGACCCTGCTGTTATCGAGAGGCAGATTGAGGTTATTTCCGCTTTCATGGAGCGGTACGATGCCAATGGATCGGTTATAGAGATCGGCATGAGTGAAACTTCAGTGGCTTTTTTAAAGGCAGACCCTACGTATACTGACGCCTTGCTTATAGCTGGGTACAAAGACCTGCATTCGGCTGTTGGGGCTGTTTCTGATCATACGGTATTTACTCAGTCCATGAACTTTATATCTGGGGATGACGTTACCCTTGGTGAGATAGCCGACGTTATAGAGGCCACTGGTAATGGGGCAATAGGGACTGGTGACATAGAGACGTGCGCTTATGACCAGACATGCACAACCAGGGTCAGGCCAGGATACGTCGTTATTGAGGATAGACAGGAAGAGCTCGGAATATCCCTTGGTGGTGAGTTTACCGGCATAATTTCTAGCGGCATAGAAGGCGTGCTTGATTTATCAGTTGACGTTTTTGGGGCAAATATTAAAGGATGGAAATGCAATCATCCGACAATACCGAATTGGTGCGAAAATGAACTATATCCTGCGCTGGACGCTGCTGGGTGGAGGATAGACGAGGAATGCCCGACAACTTATGCGTCATGTGGCGATGGCGGCTCAAAGCCTCCGAAAGGTGGGCCATCTATGTCTATGGTCGCATCTGCAAGTAATGTGACTACTGGTGAGGTGGTGATCGTTAAGGCTTCGTGGGAAGCCACCCCTTCGGCTGATACCTATCAGGTTAGGTATTCTGTTGACGGCGGGGTATCAACCACATCATATGGGTTAGTTGGTCCATCGAGAGATCTTAAGGTGTCAATTGATGACGGTGAAGCGCTCACAATTCAGGTGAGGGCGTGCAACAAGTCAAAATGTTCCGAATGGTCAGATCCGAAAGAATACGTGCATGAGCACAAGGCTCCTAGCAGGCCATCAATAGTCGCTGCAACTAAAAGGTGAGGTTACTACAGTGAACAATGAAGAGGTCGAGAGAGAGATACAGAAAAAGGGGCTAAACGCTCCAAGGGTTACTTCCAACGACATCCAAGGCTTGATTGAGGCGGAGGACTATCACGTGTTTGAGGGTACTGCGGTAACTGTTTGTTGCCTCACCCTAAGAAACAAATTCAAGATCATAGGCTACAGCGCTGCGGTTAGCCTTGAGAATTTCGACGCTGAGATTGGCCGCAGCATTGCCAGAAGAAACGCAGCAAGCAAAGTCTGGGAATTAGAAGGCTACCTTCTTAGGCAGCGGATTTTCGACGGAGAGGCCGAGGCCACCGGAGACTTGGTATTAGACAGTAATCTAGGCTCGCTTAAGGAAGAGGCCTAAAGTCAATCTATTGGGAGTCAATAGACCCACCCAAGGTGAATGCGATGCCAGGAAAAGTACGAAAGATCACACCAGCCCTAGTAAGAAGGATCGCGAGATACAGGGCAGGCGGACTATCCAAGGCTGAGACAGCAAAGCTCATCGGGGTAACGCCTCTCACCATAGACAACTGGTGCAAGAAGCATCCCCAGATAGCCGAAGCCGTGGCAAGGCCAGAGACGTTCCACAAACGCCCAGAGACGGTCAACGACCCTCCGGTTGGCAGAAGCACTCCGTATGATGCGCTCGTAAACGAGAAAGCGTCAAACATGGCTTTACTCGGCATGACGAACCCGCAGATTGCCGCGGCGCTTGAGATAGACGAATCCACGTTTGATCGCTGGATGGTGGCCCATTCCGAATTCAGAGGGGCTATACAGGCCGGACGCCTTGATTCTGATGGAAAAGTTGTCCGATCTCTCTACCAGCGGGCGAACGGTTTTGACTACGACGAAAGCAAGTCTGTGATTGAAAACGGGGAGCTTACGAAGGTAGAGAAAACGACGAAGCGATCTCTGCCGGACGTGAACGCTCAGAAGTTGTGGCTTTACAATCGGCACCCAGATTATTGGAGGGACCGGAGGGAATACACGCACCATGGCGAGACCGTCCACCATGTTATTTCTGGCGAGCCTGTGAGTGAGGAGGAGTGGATCGAAGGGAACGAGGAAGAGGGTGAGCAAAATGAAGGGTGAATCTATTAAGGGATCTGGTTTCGGCGTTACGTGCTTCTCTGGGAGGTGAAAAATGAGCAAAGAAAGCTGGTCCCTGCATGACTAGGAAGGTTGTCTGGGCGCCGCAGAAGGGGCCCCAGGCTGCGTTTAGGTCTTGCCCTATACCAGAGATCTTTTATGGCGGGGCGCGCGGAGGAGGCAAGACGGATGGCGCGCTGGGCAAGCTGGCAGTCAAGGCTGAGCATTACGGCGCATCGTTCAACGCTCTATTCTGCCGGCTAGAGCTTCCCATGCTGGATGATGCGATCGAGCGAAGTCACCAAATATATGGCCCGATCGGCGCCGAGTACCACGAGCAGAAAAAAACATGGCGGTTCCCTGGCGGGGGCCGTCTCCGTTTTAGGCCGCTGGAAAGAGTCAAGGATGCCGACAAGTACCAGGGTCAGAACATCTCTGATGCTGTAGTTGAAGAGGCGGGACTCTACCCAAGCCCCAAGCCAATTGATCGGCTCAACGGCGTCCTAAGAAGTGCTGACGGTGTGCCAACGCAGCTTATCTTGACTGGCAACCCTGGCGGTCCAGGTCAGCTCTGGATTCGCGGCCGCTACATCGATCCAGCTCCGGCAGGAATGAAAGTGCTTAGGCACACGCTGCCGAACGGAAAGGAGCATCGGCGCATCTACATCCCCTCGAAGGTTCAAAACAACCTCAAGCTGCTCAGTAACGATCCTGACTACATCAACAGGCTGTACCTTGTCGGCTCTGCCGAGTTGGTTCGCGCGTGGCTCGAGGGTGACTGGGGAGCGATTGAGGGCGCCTACTTCGATTGCTGGTCAAACAAGCTCGTTCTCCGTCCGTTCCGTCCACCTGACGACTGGATGAAGCTGATTTCCTTTGACTGGGGATCGGCAAAGCCATTTTCTGTTGGGTGGTGGGCTGTGCCGACTGACGACTTCGTGACGCAGGAAGGCGTCATCCTCCCTCGAGGAGCGTTGGTTCGCTACAGAGAATGGTACGGGAACAAGGACAATGAGCCTGATGTTGGCTTGAAGATGACGGCCGACGAAGTTGGCGCCGGGATCGCTGCTCGGTGCAAGGATGATAAGGAGCTTAAATATGGGGTTGCTGATCCCGCTGCGTTCGCTCAAGACGGCGGCCCGTCGATAATGGAGCGCATGTCGTTGACAATGCGGGATAAAGGGGTTCCGCTCTTCTGGCGCAGGGCGGATAATAAGCGTGTAGGCCGAGACGGACACATGGGAGGATGGGATCAGGTTAGGGAGCGAATGAAGCAAGAAATGTTGTTCGTTATGGCGAACTGCTCGGACTTCATCCGCACAGTGCCAGTGCTGCAGCATGACCAGGCTAGGCCAGAGGATTTAGATACGTCGGCTGAAGACCACGCTGCAGATGAGTGCAGATATGGTTGCATGTCCAGGCCCATCCCTCTCGGGAAGCCAAAACCCAAACTCCCAATCACGGCGCAGCCTACGCTCAACGATCTCATCAAGAGCAGCTCGCGCGGCAGAGCAGTCAAGAGCAAAAGGCTATGATTGATCAAGAAGAGACCCAGGGCGACACGAAATACGAACATTGGATGCGTGAGCTGGAGCTCGAAAGGGACGCGCACAAGAAGTTTAGGAAGACAGGCAAGGCTGTCGTAGAGCGCTACATCGACGAAAAGGAGCGCACGACTTCCAAATTCAACATCCTGTGGTCAAACACAGAGGTCATGCACGCGGCAATCTATGCTCAGGAGCCAAAGCCTGAGATCATGCGCAGGTATCGCGATGATGACCCCATAGCCAGGGAGGCCTCTCTTCTAATGGAGAGGGCCGTGTCCTACGCAATGGACCAATTCGACTTTGATGCGTGCGCCGATTACGTAATTGATGATTACCTTATTCCCGGCGTCGGGACTGCCCGTGTGCGGTACAGGCCGTACATAGTAAAGGGCGAGGCTCCCAGGATTGACCTTGAAGAGCAGAGGGAGATTACTGGATTCGATGAGGTTCTTCAGGAAGACACCTACGAATCAAGGTATTACGACGGGGAAAGCCCGGTAAGCGCCGACAAGGTCGAGGTAGACGAAGCTGGTCCGTTCACGTACGGGGAGCCTGATGAGGAGGTTGTTTACGAAGAAGTCACGATGGAGCCTGTCCCTTGGACGCGCTTCCGCTGGCAGCCTGCCGAAAAGTGGACGGATGTTGGCTGGATCGGAATCGAGTCCTATCTGAGGAAGCATGAGCTGCGCGAGCAATTCCCTGAGCATGCAGACCATATCCAGCTTAGGTACACGGAGCAGGGCGGTAAATCAGAAGATCACACGAAGCTCTCGACGGCTCTTATAATTGAGATCTTCGACAAGAACGAGCGCAAGGTGTGCGTGCTGGCGCCTGGCTACGACAAGATCTTAAAGGAAGAGGACGACCCGCTAGGGCTCGAAGACTTCTATCCGATCGTGCCGCCGCTGTTCGCCACGGTCACATCTGACAAGCTCGTGCCGCGGCCTGACTACACATTTTACCAAGATCAGGCCGAAGAACTGGACAATGTAACTAACCGGATAGACAAGCTCACCGAGCAGCTAAAGTACCGCGGCGTTTACGATGGTTCGTTTTCCAAACTGGCCGATGTGGCGTCATCCGACGATGGCGACTTTCAGCCTGTTGATAACTTCATGGAGCGGTTCGGAAACTCTGCGTCGCTCGATGCCGCTATCAAGCACATGCCGATTGAGGAGATCGCGCGCGTTCTCGTGGTGCTGTACAAATCACGGGAAGAGATCAAGCAGACCATCTACGAGATCACCGGCATCGCAGACATCATGCGTGGTTCTTCTGCGGCCAGTGAGACCTTGGGCGCTCAGCAGCTCAAGACGCAGTTTGGCTCGATGCGGCTGAGCAAGCGACAGCGAAAGGTTGCCTCGTTCATGCGGGCATCGGTCAAGCTCATGGCAGAGGTGATTGTTGAGCAGTTCGAGCCGGAAACACTCGAGCTTATGACTGGCGTTACGGTCACGCCGGAAATGATCGACATCATGAAAAACGATCTTATGCGCTCCTATAAGATCGACATTGAGACCGACTCGACGATCTCTAACGATCAGGCGCAGGAGCGTCAGGATCGGATCGAGTTGCTTACCGCTATCACAGGGTTCATGACCGGGGTCATGCCGCTTGTGCAGGCTGGAATGCCTATGGACGTGGCAAAAGAGCTGCTTATGTTCGGCGTCCGGTCGTTCAAGGATGGCAGGCAAATTGAGGCAGCGCTTAACCGGATCGGCCAGGCGCCAGGTCAGCAAGTGGAGCAAGGTGAGCCAGCGCTTCCAGGGGAGCAGTTACCGCCAGAGGTTGCTGGAACTCAGCCTGGGGCGGTTCCGCAGCAGGGCCCAATGGGATTGGTCGGATAGCATGCAAGTAGTTCACGACCAAACAGAATTTACTACCGACTGGCTGCATGACAGGCTTGGGTATGAAATTACTGGGGGAGTAACGATAGCAATGGCCAAAGATGGCCATTTGGAGGCGGTAGCGTGCTTTCACGAGTACCGGCAAGAGCACGGCAGCATAGAGTTGACGTTTGCAACGAAGTCGCCGAAATGGCAATCCAGGCGGTATATCAGGGCATTGTTTTCGTATGCATTTGAGCAGCTTGGCTGCCTCCGCGTTACGACATTCGCCCCGGTCGCCAATTCCAAGGCTACTTCCCTTAATGAGCGCATAGGATTTGTGCGAGAGGGCATCATGAGAAAGGCGCACTTAGGCGGCGATCTTGTGATATTTGGCATGTTAAGAGACGAATGCAAGTGGTTGAATTATGGGAAAAAGCAAGCCTAAAGCACCTCCAATTCCTGATCCGGCAAGAACTGCTCAAGCGCAGGGCGCCGCGAATATCCAGGCTATCCGGGAGTCTGCCAAGTTCAACCAGGTAAATCAGGTGACTCCATATGGGAGTCTCCAGTATTTTGGTGAGCTTGGCACCCCGTCATATACCCAGAGGACCACGCTTAACCCGCAGGATCAGCGTCAACTAGATAGGGAGCGTGCGTTGGCTGCGCGGCTCACCGGCTTGGCTGGGAACAGGGCCAACCAGATTGATACTGCGTCCATCAATCAGCGCATGGCTGGCCTCCCGCAAGCTGCTGACCGGCTCAACCTATCCGGCATGCCTGATATCCCCACTGGGTTTGGGGCGCTTCCTGGAGTCAGGTCAACCCTTGATGTGGCCGACGCCCCCGGCATGGTGACCGCTCTTAATCAGCGAGGGTTGCCGCAGGGTCGGGGGACGATTGGCGGGCCAGGCGTGTCCCTAGAGGGAAAATGGGGGAATCTAACGGCTATCCCGGGGGCACAGGACTTCGGCGCGGAGAGAGGGCGAGTCGAGGATGCCGTTCTTGGGAGCATGATGAGCCGCATCGAGCCGCAGATTCAGCAGCAACGCGATGCTCTAGAGCAAAGTTTGGCCAACCGTGGCATTCCGCCAGGCTCCGAGGCTTGGACAACCGAAATGCAGAACATGCAGCGCTCGGAGAATGACATGCGGCAGCAGGCCTTGTCGCAAGCTATTCAGATGGGCGGCGCGGAGCAGGGTCGGCTGTTCGGGCAGGCTATGCAGGCGCGCGGTCAGCAGTTCGGAGAGGGCACCACAAGGGGCCAGTTCTACAACCTAGCCCAAGGGCAGGGGTTCGGTCAGGAAGCAGAGAGGGCGCAGTTAGCGAACGCACTGCGCAGTCAAATGACTCAGGAACAGCTTGCGGAGGCTGGGCTGGTGGCCGGAGCCAGAGGGCAGAACCTTCAGGAAGCGCTTGCTGGCCAGGGTTATACGGCTGGTATTCGTGGGCAGCTTGCAGGCGAGCAGCTTCAAGAGGCCGATATGGCGTCCAGGGCACGCGGTCAGCTTGTTGGGGAGGAGTCCCAGCAGGTTGCGCTGCGCAATCAGGCCAGAGACCGGGCCATCCAAGAGATGATGCTTAAGCGCACTCAGCCCATGAATGAACTGGCGGCGCTGCTTCAGGGTTCGCCCGCGCTGCAAGGCCCGCAGTTTACCGGCACGCCACAGTACCAGGTGCAGCCACCGGACGTTATCGGCGCTCAATCCATGCAGCAGAACGCCTTGATGAACCGGTATAACCAGCAGCTTGCGGCACAGCAGGCACAGCAGGGTAACTTATGGGGAACCGTGGGGAACCTTGGTTCGGCTGCCGCGACGTATGCCGCGTTTTCTGACCGCAGGCTGAAAACTGACATCATCAAGCTCGGGCAAGGGTTCAAGGGACTTGGTGTCTACGCCTTCCGCTATATCTGGGGCGGGCCGGTAATGGTCGGGTTCATGGCTGACGAGGTCAAGGAGGTAGCGCCTTGGGCGGTTACTGAGGTTGCCGGCTAC